TTCTCCAGACGGTAGAGTAATTTTTTGTATGTTACTCACTAACAAACTCATGTTAAGGTCACTCAATATTCGGAAACTTTCTGTAAATCTTCGAGTTTTTTCTTCCGCTGTCATTTCGCTCTGTGACACTTGTGCATAGATTCTCTGTTGTTCAAATGTTTTTAATTGAGATTCAGTGATCTGTTTATAAGTTAATGGACTAACCTGCACAGTTAAACCGTCTTGTAGAGTGCATTGATCTGTGATTTGATCTTTTTTTATCTGCTCCAACATCTGTGGTAGATTCACTGTATGAGTTATTGATTCGTTGGTCCCAGGCACTACAGAAGTCATTTCCATAGTTTCGCCATAACTCGCAATTCTAATCGCAATCAACACAGTGTCAATATCATAATTCACCAGTTGCCATGGATCCTGTATTGTGGGGATACAACTACGAATAACATCCACAGTGGCCTGTCCACTCATCATGCTGTCTGGTGTACGGAATGCTAATTCATCCATAGCAGTCATGGGCAGCACAGGGTGTTCGCCTGTGGTAGTTTTTTGTACCACATTTGCAGGATAATATCGCTCTCTACTAGGCAACTGTATGCTGATTTGCGGTTGTCTATAGTAGCGTTTTAACGGGTTTGTGTTTTCTGTCATTTTTGTATTCTATAAATATACACTATAATATATGTGCCTGTCTATATTTATATGGGCATATTTTAGGGGTTTTTAAAGCATGGACGAGCAGGATATTAAGAAGATACTGGAAGCTTCAGCAAAGAGCAATCAAGAGACGAATAAAAAAATCATAAAAGATCTAACCGAAGAGCTAAAAAAAGGTAATTTAAACCCAGCACAGATACGCAACATCAATACAGAGTTAAAAAAACACGCATTGATGTTGAAAATGTCAGAAAAAGATTTAGAAGATTTTAACACGGCTGTTGATAAAGGAACTAAGAAACAGTTGGATTTGTTAGAGGCATCAGAAAAATTAGAAAAAGGTTTTTATCAATCATACAGAGCAGCCGGATTAAGTTCTGCAGCAGCCACAGAAGCAGCAGAAAAACACAAAAAAGCCACAGAGTTTGTAAAAGCATTTGGATCAGCTGCCCATAAAGGATCTGGCAAGATTGACGAGTATACATCAGTATTCAAAGGAAGATTAGGCGGATTTGGCGATGTGGTTGTTGGCATAGGTTCCAGCCTGCAGAGCAACGTAGATATCTATAGAACATTGAGTTCTGTAGGAGCATCGTTCGGTCAAGACCTTGTTAAATTAAGAGAGACAGCAGCCGCAGCAGGATTGCCCATAGAAGATTTTACGAAACTGATCAAAGACAACAGTCAGAGTCTGTCAGCACTGTATGGCAGCACCACTCTAGGAGCCACTAATTTTAGCAGGCTGTCTAAAGAATTTAGAACTGCCAACATAGAATATCTAGCACCGCTAGGTTTGACTGTGGACGATCTAAACGAAGCACTATTAACCACACTGAACATATCACGTTTGACTGGCAGTATTGACATTAGAGATACCAAAACTCAGCAGGCTGCTGCAAGAGAATTAGTTGTAGAGATGGACAAATTATCCAAACTCACAGGTCAGAGTCGCCAATCATTGCAAAAAGAATTACAAGCTCAGATGACACAGACCAACTTTATGTCATTCATGAGCAAGCAGACCAAAGAGACACAGCTTAGACTACAGACTTTCGCTGCAGGTATAACCAGTTTTGCGCCAGAACTTAAGACCGGATTGTTGGATTTAATTGCCAGCCAAGGAGTGCCTACTACAAAAGCCGCCGAAGAATTAGTGATGATCATGCGAGGGTCTGGAGCCATAGTAAAACAATTAACTAGCGGACAGATCGACACTGCCACGGCTCTAAGGATGATGCAGGATGAAGCCAAATCAAGTAAGAAAACTTTTGGAGATCTTGCGGACTATGGCGTGGTACCTTTTATAGATAAACTGCTTGGGGGAGTTAATAGATTTGCTACAGCTCAAATGAACCTTGACTCAGTATCTGCAGAAGCACTGAAAAGACAGAGCTCACTAACCAATTCATTGAGCCAATTTGAAAATGCTTCAAAAACACTCAGCGCCAGCTTCCAATCAATCGAAACTGGATTTTTTGCCTATCTAGGCGGAACACTGGGCAAAGGCATTGATGGCACAAACATGGGAGTCCAAATGTTGGCAGCAACCATAAATTCCATGAGTCCTGCTACCAAAGCATTGCTTTATGTAGGAACGAAATTATCCAGTTACATTCTAGACAAAGCCACACAGATAGGAGTGGTGTACGCGGGCACATTCATGGCACTGAAGCAGGCCAACATGGCAGGAGGAGCCAGCATGTTCAGCGGCATGGGAGGCACGGCCAAACAGGCAGGCAAATCTTTTATCAAATCACCCATGGCGGGGTACGGTGTGGGCGGACTGGTCGCTGGGGTGGGATCAAACCTAGCAGGACCAGAAACCGAAACTGGAAAAGCATTAGGAGTGTTATCTGGAGCGCTGACCGGAGCCGCAGTAGGATCTTATTTTGGACCAATCGGCACTGCAGTAGGAGCAGTAGCAGGGGGATTAATGTCCATGGCCGGACAGGCCGATTACAGTGGCAAAGTACACCCTGTTAGCAGGGCTAGCGGAACTCTAGGAGAAATAGGTTTACCATTTGAGCCCAAAACCACCATGTTAAAGGTGCATGCAGGCGAAAGAGTGCTAAATCCGGAAGAAACCGCTGATTATAACAAAACTGCACCCGATGCACGTCAAACTCAGTACATGATGGAATATAACCAAACAGCCAAACAGCTATTGGAAGCTACCAAAGCCACCAATGAGCTATTAAATAAGCAAGTAGCAATAGCAGTGGCTACAGAGAAGAATACCAAAAAAACATATCAAATGGTTGATAAAGTGGGGCCTTCTCTAGTATAATAAGTGAATAAAATATGAGTTGGAAAAAATATTTCAAAGAACCACAAGGATCGCCCATAAGCGGAGATAAGGTACCTAATTTCGCAAAAAGAAATTATTCATCGTATCTGCCTGATGTGTACACAGGACATCCGAACAGAATACAGAGATATTTTCAATATGATCAAATGGACAATGATTCAGAGATCAATGCAGCTCTGGATATTCTTGCAGAATTTTGCACACAGAGCAATGAAGAAAACGAAACACCTTTTGATCTTGTGTTCAAAGACGATGTCACAGAGACCGAAGTAAAATTATTAAAAAAAGCTCTACAACAGTGGACCAAGAGCAACAGATTCACTAGAAGAATATTTCGTATCTTTAGAAACTGTCTAAAATACGGAGATTGTTTCTTTGTAAGAGATCCAGAAACCAACAAATGGTTATACATGGATCCTGCGAAGATTGACAGGATTATCGTTAACGAATCTGAAGGCAAAGTACCAGAGCAATATATTATTCGAGACATCAATCCTAATCTACAAAAATTATCTGTGACACAGATTGCACCCAACCAATTGTATGGTGGCACAGGCACAGGACCATATCAACAGAACTATGCAGGTGCTGGTACAGGATTAAACACTAGCTATCCAACCGGAGGCTCAGGCGGAAGATTCTACAGAACCATGAATCAATACAACATAGAAGCCGAACACGTGGTACATATGAGTCTATCAGATGGTATGGACAATCTATTCCCGTTTGGTCAATCAGTGTTGGAACAAGTATTCAAAGTTTACAAACAAAAAGAATTATTAGAAGACGCAATCATCATTTATCGAGTACAAAGAGCACCAGAGCGAAGAGTATTCTATATCGATGTGGGCAACATGCCGACACACTTGGCGATGCAATTTGTTGAGCGAGTTAAAAACGAGATCAATCAAAGAAGAATTCCTAGCACATCGGGCGGAATGAGTTATATCGACGCCACATATAACCCAATGAGTATCAATGAAGATTACTTCTTCCCACAAACAGCAGAAGGTCGTGGATCGAAAGTGGACACACTGCCAGGTGGAACTAACCTAGGAGAGATTGACGATTTAAGATATTTCACTAACAAATTGTACAGAGGTTTAAGAATTCCAAGCTCATACTTGCCTACAGGTGCAGATGACGGAGCTCAACAATACAACGATGGTAGAGTGGGCACAGCATACATTCAAGAATTAAGATTTAACAAATATTGCGAAAGATTACAGAGTTTGATTGCTCCAGTTTTTGACGAAGAGTTTAAACTATGGATTAAAAATAAAGGTTACAGTATCGATAACAGCACGTTTGAAATTAAATTCAATCCACCACAAAACTTTGCACAATACAGACAAACAGAGATGGATCAAAGTCGAGTGGGAACATTTGTACAAGTGGCGGAGTTGCCTTACATGAGCAAACGTTTTGCATTGAAAAGATTCTTAGGATTATCTGAAGAAGAAATGGCACAAAACAGCACATTATGGTCTGAGGAGAATGCAGTGGCACAGAAGAAACAGACCAAAACCACAGAATTAAGGACTGCTGGAGTCAGTCAATCAGCAGTGCAAACTGATCTAGATCAATTTGAAAATCCAACTCCAGAAGCAGGAGCAGCAGCACCAGGTTCAGCACCTACAGGACCAGGTGGAACACCAGGCACTACACCAGGCGGCGGGGCTACTGTATAAAACAATACAGTAAATGACCGAAATAAAAAAATATCAACAAAAATACATTTGTCATAGACCATGGACTTCTTTGGATGTAAATCCTATGGGAGAATTTAGACCCTGTTGCATATACAACGAACCCATCAAAGACGATCAAGGCAACAATCTTTCTGTGCATAACAGTTCTATCAATGATGTTATAAATTCCAATTACATGAACAATCTTCGACAAGAATTTCTATCTGGTAGTAAACCCAAACAGTGCGAAGCATGCTGGAAAGAAGAATCAGCCGGAAAAAAATCACAAAGAATGCACATCTGGGAAAAACCAAATTTTAATCTATTAGGAAAATATAACATTGAAAAAAACATAAACACTCTATACGATTTAACCATGCGTTTAGGTAATATCTGTAATCTAAAATGTAGGATATGTAATGAAATTTCTAGTTCTCAGTGGTCCAATGAGAAAATAAAAGAGAATAAAAATAATACTGTTGCAGTTGAACGTCTTAAAAAAATTAATCAATTAGGACAATGGCCTAGACAATCTGTAAAATATTTTGAAGATTTAGATTCAGTATTAGAAAATATTAGATTTTTTGAATTTACAGGCGGAGAACCTCTATTGATTGAAGAACAATTTTCTATATTACAAAAATGTATCGCTACAGGATCTGCTTCAATGATAGAAGTACATTATAATACAAACGGCACAGTGTATCCAGAAAATGCGATAAAAAACATATGGCCTAAATTTAAAAGAATAGAACTAGCATTCAGTATCGACGATGTAGCAAAGAGATTTGAATATCAAAGACACTCTGCTGTATGGAGTGACGTTAAAGAAAATATCTATAAAATAAAAAGTGCAGGTATGAATAATCTTTCTACACAGATTTGTACCACAATAAATGTCATGAACATATTGTATCTAGACGAGATTGAGCAATTTATTAAAGAGTTAAAACCAGACTTCTGGCATATTAATATACTCCACAAACCCATTGAGTTTGATGTACAAAGAATACCACAAGCAATTAAAGAAAAAATTAATGATAAATTTAAAAATCATACAAAAAGCGATGAAATAACAGTTGCTTTGAATTATATGAACAACAAAGATTACAATATTACCGATTGGAAAGAGAAATTAATGTATAAAATTGCAAAAGTTGATAAAAATCGTGGGGAAAATTTTGAAAAAACATTTCCAGAACTCTACGGTTTAATACAATAAATAACATTATGCGCTTAACAGAAATGTGGTCATATACTCCGCAAGGATTTGAACAAAACAAGAATTACAATGCAGAAGACGATATTTCGATATTAGATTCTGATGACACTCGTAAAACTCGTTTAAAACTGCGAGATATCAACAAAATGCGACTTGCTAGCGAAGCACACGACAAAGATCAAAGAGAACAAGCAGAGTTTGTTCAAAAGATGTACGGTCAACCAGCAGCAGCCGAAGACAACCTATCACTTTAATATAATGTCCAACACAGCTTTTGTACTGGGCAATGGCGAATCACGCAGAGGCATACAAATTGCAGATTTAAAGAAACATGGCACTGTGTTTGCTTGTAACGGCGTATACAGAACCGAAGAACCCGATTATCTCATAGCAGTAGATCCCAAAATGATTCTAGAGATAGCCGAAACCGAATATCCTAAAACTCACGAAGTATGGAGCAATTACAATCATCAGTATTCAAAAAATGAGAATGCCAAGAATTATGTGAAATGGTTTCAACCCAGCCTAGGATGGAGTTCAGGACCTACAGCTCTAAAAATGGCATCAGATAAAAAATTTACCAAAATTTATATACTAGGGTTTGATTATCAAGGACACCCACGCGATGGCAGCAAGAAAAGTTTCTACTTTAATAATGTATTCAAAGACACTCGTAACTATAAAAAAAGCAAAGACGAGGCCACTTATTATGGTAATTGGATGAATCAAACCAAAAGAGTGCTAACAGACTATCAACACATACAATTTTTCCGTGTGGTACCTAAAAATGCGTTCAAACCGCACGATTTGGAGTTTAATACAAACTTTAAACACCTAGATATTGACGAATTTCTACAGATACATAATATACAGAGACAGAGTTAGCCAAAAACCACCGTTTTTGAGCCAAAAGTACCGCTTTATTTCGCCGGTCGCTTAAATAATACACTTTATAAAGTATAAAAACAACTTGCCAATAAGGAGCACGTGCAATGACACAATCAACAAACAAATTTGAGCAATTGCTTGAATTATTAATTAACGAAGAGAATGATAAAGCGCAGGCGCTATTTCATGAAATCGTTGTAGAAAAATCTAGAGACATCTATGAAGGTTTAGCAGAAACTGAAACCAAAGAAGAGTCTAAAGAAGAAGTTAAAGAAACTGAAAAAACAGAAGTAAAAGCAGAAACAGTAAAAGAAACTGAAAAAACTGCTGAAGTTAAAGAAACTGAATCAAAAGACGAAACAGTTGACGAAGAAGTTGAAATTGAAGAAACTTCAAAAGAAGAAGAATCAATTGAAGAAGTTGGTGGCGATGCTACTGATGACTTAATCTCTGACGTTGAAGGTGACGAAAACGGCGATGCAGAACAGGGTGCAGAAGCAAACGGTGACGAACCAGCTGCTGATGTACAAGCTGACGCTGGAATCGAAAACAAAATTGTTGACTTAGAAGATGCTTTAGAAGAATTAAAAGCAGAATTCGAAAAAATGATGAACGGCGAAGAAGGTTCTGAAGAAAAATCAGAAGAATCAGTAGCTGTTGCTCAAGACGCTCAAGCTGAAGTAGCTGCACCAGTAGCTCAAGAAGCTAAAAAAGATGATATGAAAAAGGAAACTGTGAAAGAGTACAAAATTAAGAAAAACGCTGACACAGCTGACCATTCAGACAAATCTGCAAAATCTCCAGTCGCTAAGAAAAACGACATGGGCGGAACTGCTAAAAACGTAGCACAAGCTCAGGAAGATAATGCTAAAGTATCTGTTGCAAAAGCAAAAGATATGGGTGTTACATTTGAAAACGAACCAGGTAAAGACAAAGCAACTTCTTTCAAAAAAGAAGTAAAAGCTGACAATACTGATGGTTCTGACAAATCAGCAAAATCTCCAATTACTGCTGCTAAGAAGTAAGCAATAATAGAGAAAAAAGGGAGCGGAAATGTCACTGTATCTAAGAGAACATTTAACCTACGATCAGGCTAGGATGGAAGTCTTGCACGAAGGCAAGGAAGGCAAGGACCTTTACATGAAAGGTATCTGCATCCAAGGCGGCATTAAGAATGCTAATCAAAGAGTTTACCCAATTAATGAAATACAAAAAGCGGTAAAAACTCTTAATGATCAGATCACATCAGGTTATTCTGTTTTAGGAGAAGTGGACCACCCTGATGATTTAAAAATTAATTTGGACCGTGTTAGTCACATGATTACTGATATGTGGATGGACGGTCCAAATGGATACGGCAAGATGAAAATCCTGCCAACACCAATGGGCCAACTAGTGAAAACTATGTTAGAGTCTGGAGTTAAACTAGGTGTATCTAGCCGAGGTTCTGGAAACGTTTCAGAATACGGTGGAGGACAAGTTAGTGATTTCGAGATTATAACAGTGGACGTAGTGGCACAACCTTCAGCACCAGGTGCTTACCCAACTGCAATTTACGAACATTTGTTGAATACAAAGGGCGGAAATAGAGCAATGGGTCTGGCTGCTGAGATTAGAGATGATAAAAAAGCACAGAAGTACCTTAAAGAGGCGCTAACCAACATAATAAAGGACCTAAAATAATGTTCGACGCAATACAAAAACTGGTTGAATCAGGCGTTATTGGAGAAGAAACTCAAAAGTCTATCCAAGAAGCTTGGGAAAACAAAGTTAAAGAAAATAAAGAGCAGGCTGCTGCTGAACTTAGAGAAGAATTCGCTAAGAGATACGAACACGACAAAAACAACATGGTAGAAGCTATCGACAAGATGATGACTGCTAAGTTAAGTGAAGAAATCACTAAGTTCGTTGAAGACAGAAAAGCACTTGCAATGGAAAAAGCAACATACAAAGAAAACGTAGGCAAACACTCTGCAAAATTAGAATCATTTGTAATGAACAAATTAGCAGAAGAGCTTAACGAGCTTAATGTTGACAGAAAGAGTGTACACGAAAACTTCTCTAAATTAGAAGAATTTGTAGTAAGTGCTCTTGCTAGAGAAATCAAAGAATTCCACGAAGACAAAAAAGGTGTAGTGGAAACTAAAGTTAAATTAGTAAAAGAAGCTAAAGAACAAATGAAAAAACTAAAAGAAGCTTTTATTACTAAATCTGCCAAAGTGGTTGAAGACGCAGTGACTAAAAAATTGAGTGAAGAATTAACTCAATTAAAAGAAGATATCACTGCTGCTAGACAAATCAACTTTGGTAAAAAAGTTTTCGAAGCTTTCGCTTCAGAATATCAATCTTCTTACTTAAATGAGAAGAGTGAAACTGCTAGACTATTAAAAGTAGTTGATGAGCAGATGCTGAAAATAGAGGAAGCTAAGAAATCCATCGAAGAGAAACAAGCGGTGATTGAATCTAAGGAGCAAGAAATTGCTAGATCCAAAGATTTGATGGAACGCAAGGAAACGATGGTTGAGTTGCTCAAACCGTTGAGCAAAGACAAAGCGGATGTTATGAATCAATTGCTTGAATCAGTTCAAACAAAAGACCTAAAATCTGCTTATGCGAAGTATCTTGCTCCAGTGATGGACGATAAGTCAACTGCTGCTGCTGGCAAAAAGATTATATCTGAAGCCAAAGGTGACAGATCACAAAGAGAAGATGCTGATTTAACAAATATCCGTAAATTAGCGGGTATATAACACTAAACAAAAAGGGAAACGATCAAATGTCAGAACTATTTGAATCAAAATGGGGCGAAACAAAAGCCGCATTGACCGAAGGTTTAAGTGGTAACAGAAAAAAGACTTTAGATATCGTTCTAGAAAATACTAGAAGAGCGTTATCTGAGTCTGCTACTGCAGGTGCTACAAGTGCCGGCAACGTTGCTACATTAAACAGAGTAATACTACCAGTAATCAGACGAGTACTTCCAACCGTTATCGCTAACGAGTTAGTTGGTGTACAACCTATGACTGGTCCAGTGGGACAAATCCACACTTTAAGAATAAGATATGCTGAAGCATCTAGCGGTACAACTACAACAACTGCTGGTGAAGAAGCGTTATCTCCATTCAAGATCGCTGAAGCTTATTCAGGTGACAACTCTTCTACAAAAGCAGGCGCAACTGCTTCTTTAGAAGGTACTCCTGGAAAAAAATTAAGCATCCAGATCTTAAAACAAGCTGTTGAAGCAAAATCAAGAAAACTATCTGCAAGATGGACTTTTGAAGCTGCTCAAGACGCTCAGGCACAGCAAGGTATCGATATCGAAGCTGAAATCATGGCCGCTTTAGCACAAGAAATTACTGCTGAAATCGACCAAGAAATCATCGGTTCGTTATTAACATTGGCAGGATCTGCTAACCAGCAAGCATTCGACCAATCAGCTGTATCTGGAACTGCAACTTTCGTAGGCGATGAGCATGCGGCACTTGCAATCTTGATCAACAGAGTTGCTAACACAATTGCACAAAGAACTAGAAGAGGTGCAGGTAACTGGGCGGTGGTATCACCAACTGCTTTAACTATACTTCAATCAGCTACAACTTCAGCGTTCGCAAGATCAACTGAAGGTACGTTCGAAGCTCCAACTAACACTAAATTTGTTGGAACATTGAACTCAGCTATGAGAGTGTACGTTAACGCTTACGCTTCAGATAACACATCTGTATTAATTGGTTACAAAGGTTCGTCAGAAGCTGATGCTGCTGCGTTCTATTGTCCATACATACCGTTGATGTCATCTGGCGTTGTGCTAGACCCATCTACTTTTGAACCAGTAGTAGGCTTCTTAACAAGATACGGTTACGTAGAGTTAACAAACACTGCGTCATCTCTTGGTAATGCTCAAGACTACTTAGGTACAGTAACAGTAGACTCAACAACTTTAAAATTCAAATAATCGTAAGATTAGAGAGTTTTGTAAAAAGGGCGGCTTCGGTCGCCCTTTTTTATTGGCCGAAGAGTATTTTATACTCACATAATCAAAATATTTCATTGTCATACGGATCGCAAAGCAAATCTAGAGTTTTAATTCTCCTAGATACCATTTAAATATTTCTACGGACAATTATGTTCGTCGCAACAATGTGAAAGGAGATCCACGATATGGATATCTTGAAACAAGTAAAAGCGTGGGCTGCAACACTTGCAGAAGTGGGTGTGAGCCTAATCGCCCTTGGAATCGTGTTAGAGATTCTGTTCAAAGGACAAGCAATACCGTTCTTGTCTACCGGCAGTATCATTGGTACGATCACCGCGATCATCAAAGGCTTCTCAGCAGAAGGTCTTGTGGGACTGGTAGCAATCTATGTTCTATACGGCATCTACAACAAGAAGTAATTGATGTAGTAGTAACTGGGGGCGGTGTAGACGTGCATCGCCCTTTTATCACATCACTTAATTTTTTTAAAATCTCAATAAATAAGAGCAGTTCAAATTGTGCTCCACAATGGTGTGGGGACTTATGCGGATAACCACCGCGTAGCTGGTAGAACCGGCATTGGACTCCTAAACAAAGGAGAAAACAAATGGGAAGACCCTTAAACAAATCACGATTTAGTGATCTAACAACACCAGAAGGTACAGCAGGCAAGATTGAAGTTACTGCTTACTATCAAACAGGTGGATCTTTACAGCAAGGTGATAATTCTTTTATCATTAGCCAAAGATCTTCTAGAAAATTTAAAATACATCAACAGAGCGATTCAACTGATGCTGTTTTAGATTTGAGAGCAGTTGCTCCAGCAAATTTGACTGAAGGTCAATTTTGCGTGAGAGTGATACTGGATGACTCTACAGTGGCGTATGTAGAAAAATTCTACAACAACACTGTACACTATCGTGTAAACTCTACAGACGGATTTACCGACGGTACATCAGGATGGGTGAAATACTCTCTAGGCTCAGAAACTGCGGGTGCAGACTCTACACCAGTATCTGGACAGGGTGTTATCGACGTTATCTAATAACGATATTAACAGTGCAAGGGAGGGTTTTGGCTCTCCCTTGTGCAGTAATAAATACAAGTAACATATGGCAAAAACACTACGCACATCAGGGGATTATACAATACGAGCAGGAGCCGGCACAGCAGGCACTAATCAAATAGATTTTGATTCAAAAACAGTTAGAGTACGCGGAGATTTAATAGTTGATGGTGACCAAACAATAGTTAACACAGCCACTTTATCTGTAGAAGATACTTTTGTAGAATTAGCAAGAAACAATTCAGGAGCTTCTCTAGATGCAGGAATATATGTCAACAGAGGCACAGCTGGTAACAATTCTGTATTCTATTGGGACGAGAGCGAAGATGCATTTAAAGCAGCAACCACAACCGATGGAGCAGGTGTTAGTCCATTAACATCAGCAACTTTAGCAAATGTTAGAGTAGCAGAGCCGGCAGATAATTCAGATGCAGCTACTAAAAATTATGTGGATACTGAATTATCAGCAGTTACTTCGTTGGATCTTAGCATAGTGGGAGACGATTCGTCTGCTGTAGTATTGCAAAGCGGAGACACTTTAAAAATTGCTGGAGGAAGTAATATCAACACAGCAGTATCTGAACCCGACACAGCAACAATTAATTTAAATAACGATTTAATTAACATTACATCTATAACATCAGATTCTAGCAACAGTAATTTAACTTTAACTGCCAACGGTACTGGCAGTGTAACTATTAATAATATTTTAACATTCAGCAGCAATGCTTCCACACCCACAGCAGGATCAATTACTAAAGTATACAGTAAAACAGTGGGCGGTGGAGGAACCGGCGTATTTTTTGTTAATTCAACAGTAGATTCTGGCACAGAAGGAGAATTGATAAGTAAGAAGAAAGCAAGAGCTTATGCAATTGCTCTAGGATAAAAATATGGCTATTACAAATTATTCAGTAGGAACAGGAACAGGAACAGCAGCGTATAACAATACCACAGGAGCCGAAGTTGCTGTCACAGTAATTTATATTACAAATACCACAACATCAGACGGTAACGTAGATGTATATGTGGTACCAAACGGTGGTTCAGTAGGACCACAACATAAAATTTACAATAATCTTTTAATTAGATCTCAAGACACATACATTATTGATTCTGAAAAATTAATTTTAGAAAACGGTGCTAAAATCTATATTGCCTCTCCAGATTCTTCAGCACAATTTAATGCCACAATATCAACTATAGGAATCTAATTCATGGGTAGATACGTAAAGAACTACGCCATAAATGATCAAGCACTGGCATTAGGCATAGTTAATACATCAACGAC